CCATCTGGGAATTTGACAAGCCTAAGAAAAACGGCGACCACCCGACCATGAAGCCGGTCCCGCTCTTGGCCTACCCGATTATGAACAGCAGCATGAGCAACACCCTGGTGCTCGATCCATTCGGTGGCAGTGGTTCAACGCTCATCGCCTGCGAACAGTCTGACCGCTCCTGTTATACCATTGAGCTTGATGAGAAATTCTGCGACGTTATCGTCAAAAGATACATTGAACAGGTCGGGTCTAGCGACAAGGTTTCTGTCCAGCGCGATGGTCTGCTCTACTCCTATACAGAGGTGACAACCAGCGAGGACAGCCATGCTTGACGATAGCACTGCTGATGATAAAGCGTCCCTTCCTCCGACTCGATTTGGCACATATATTTCTCGAAAATCACTTGCTATATGGTGCCTTTAGAGTGATGTATGTACATACCAAAACGATAGGAGGTTTTGAAAATGGAAATCAACTACAACATAACCGGACCCGACCGCAAGCGACTGGTACAGGCCATTGCCCAAATTCTCGAAAGCGATGCCAAATACCTCGGTGTTCCATCCTGTGCTTATCAGGTGGATAACTTCACCATCAGCAAAGACGGCATCCTTTCCTTCGACGAGCTCACCAACAGCGGCGAGGCTGAGCAGCTTATCGAGCGCCTTTGCGAAATGGGCTTTGAAGCGGAGATAGAGCAAGTCGCAGATGGGCTTTGCATCGAGCTTCCGCTGAAAGACACCACCGAAGCGGCGATTGACAACCTTCGCAGGATGGTCGACAGCAAAGCAACGCTCATCAAAAAGGCGCTCGGCGCTAACAGCTTGGAAATCGAGGTCACCGAGGAGCGTATCCGCTTCCCTTGGTTCGATCGCATTCCGGAGCCTGAGGTCATCAGCGCAACGGCTCACTTCCTTGGGCATATGCTTGATGCAGCTAAAAGCCATAAGCGCGTGACTGCCAAGGAAAAAGAAACAGACAATGAGAAGTACGCATTCCGCTGCTTCCTCCTGCGACTCGGCTTTATTGGCGATGAGTTCAAGGAAACGCGCCGTACACTTCTTCGGAACCTGACCGGCAGCGCCGCATTCCGAACAGGAGCCAAGAAGAGCTTCAGCTCAGAGGACCTTGACGCTGCCACAGACGACCCAGCCGTAGTTGAAGCGGTAAATGCCCTGCTCAGTAAAAAGGAGGCAACTGGCGATGAGATTTCCGAATAAAGATGTAGTCGAGCGTATCCGCCGCCAGTTTCCGGTCGGTTGCCGCGTGGAGCTTCTTCGCATGGATGATGTGCAGGCTCCACCTATCGGCACCAAAGGCACCGTAACCGGTGTAGATGACACAGCAAGCATCATTGTTAGCTGGGACAACGGCAGCGGACTGAACGTGGTCTATGGCGAGGACCTTTGCCGGAGGTGCGACGATGACCGATAAGGTGCGTAAGCAGATCCTGGCTATTCGCGATACTGGCCTGACGAATATGTTTGATGTAGTAGCGGTGCAGCGCATCGCAAACGACATGGGTTTTTATGAGCTGGTCGTGTACCTCGAGGAAAATCGCAAGGAATATGCCAACTTCATACTGACCGGGGAGGCGTAAAACACCTCCAAATTTGATGCGTTTATAGCTCTGAGTTGACTTGCTATTGTGTGCTTTCAGAGCGAATATACACATACAAAAACGAAGGAGGTACACGCCATGTGGAAAGAAGGAAGCCTTAAGATTCACGACAGCATTTTTCATTACTGGATGAAGGTTTACGAGGAAGGTTCTCAGTTTGGAATCGACGGCGGCAGGATCAGCAAGCTAATGCTCAAACGACATGGCAAGGTCGTATGCAATTATGACAGAGGCTGGGATCTAGAGCCCGCTGACCCAGACACGCAGCTTGCTCTTGAGCTCCTGCTGCATAAGGAAAACAGCTAACACAAACAAACTATATTTCCTTGGGACATGAGCCGACCGGCTCTGTTCCTCGTTATGCAGCCATAATGGGCTGTATTTTTTATGCCCTGCGGAAGGAGGCGACGGCGTATCAGAAAATTGAAGAAATACTCTCCAACACGATTTAAAGCATCGGATTCAATCTATGACAAGGCTCTGGCCGATTATGCCGTGTCCTTCATTGAGGCGCTCTCCCACACCAAGGGAACCTGGGCCGGTAAGCCTTTTGAGCTAATTGACTGGCAGGAGCAGATTATTCGGGACATCTTTGGAACGCTCAAGCCCAACGGCTACCGGCAGTTCAACACAGCATATGTAGAAATCCCAAAGAAGATGGGTAAATCAGAGCTCGCTGCTGCGGTCGCTCTGCTGCTGACTTGTGGCGACAATGAAGAACGCGCCGAAGTCTACGGCTGCGCCGCCGATCGTAATCAGGCATCTATCGTTTTTAACGTTGCAGCGGATATGGTGCGAATGTGTCCGGCACTCGCGAAACGAGTCAAGATTCTTGATTCCATGAAACGGCTTGTTTATTTGCCGACCGGGAGCATTTATCAAGTTCTGTCTGCCGACGTCGGCAACAAGCACGGTTTCAATACCCACGGCGTGGTATTCGACGAACTTCATACTCAGCCAAACCGAAAGCTCTACGACGTTATGACCAAAGGCAGTGGCGATGCGAGAATGCAGCCGCTCTATTTTCTGATCACGACAGCCGGAGACAATCAGAACAGCATCTGCTGGGAGGTTCATCAGAAGGCACTGGATATCATCAATGGCAGAAAACATGACCCGACTTTCTATCCGGTCATTTACGGCGCAGCGCAAGAGGACGACTGGACCGATCCAAAGGTGTGGAAAAAAGCCAATCCCTCCCTCGGTATTACAGTCGGCTTAGATAAGGTCAAGGCGGCTTTTGAGTCCGCCCGCCAGAATCCCGCCGAGGAAAACAGCTTCCGGCAACTCCGCTTGAACCAATGGGTCAAACAGGCTGTACGCTGGATGCCAATGGACAAATGGGATGCTTGCGCTTTTGCGGTAGACCCAGAAGCCTTACGAGGTCGAGTTTGCTATGGTGGTCTTGACCTTTCCTCCTCCACCGACATTACTGCTTTTGTTCTGGTGTTCCCGCCGCTTGACGATGATGACAAGTTTGTCGTGCTCCCGTTCTTCTGGATACCGGAGGACAACATCGATTTGCGTGTGCGGCGTGACCATGTGAATTATGATGTCTGGAAAAAGCAAGGCTACCTGTTAACTACCGAAGGCAATGTGGTCCACTATGGCTTCATCGAGAGCTTTATTGAGGAGCTTGGTACGAAATACAATATCCGCGAAATCGCCTTTGACCGCTGGGGTGCTGTACAGATGGTCCAGAACCTTGAGGGCATGGGCTTTACAGTTGTTCCGTTCGGTCAGGGCTTCAAAGATATGAGCCCACCGACCAAGGAGCTCATGAAGCTAACCTTAGAACAAAGGCTTGCCCACGGCGGTCATTCGGTCCTTCGCTGGATGATGGACAACATCTATATCCGCACCGATCCGGCAGGCAACATCAAAGCGGACAAGGAGAAATCCACCGAGAAAATCGACGGCGCAGTCGCAACCATTATGGCCCTTGACCGGGCGATTCGGTGTGGCAATGAAAGTGGCGCTTCGGTCTATGACGATCGTGGCCTACTTGTTTTTTAGTAAAGGAGAGTGATGTCTATGGGAATACTGCAAGGAATATTCAAGGCGCGAGACAAGCCTCAAGACGCCCTCGGAGGTAGCCGCTACAGCTTCTTTTTCGGAAGCACCAGTGCTGGTAAGCCGGTCAATGAACAGACGGCCATGCAGATGACAGCAGTTTACAGCTGCGTAAGGATACTATCCGAGACCCTAGCGGGGCTTCCGCTCCATCTATATCAGTACAATGACTCCGGAAGTAAAGAAAAACACTTGAAACACCCGCTTTATAAGCTGCTTCATGATGAGCCCAATCCTGAGATGACGTCGTTTGCGTTTAGGGAAACGCTGATGAGTCATCTTTTGTTATGGGGAAACGCCTACGCACAGATCATACGAAATGCTCGCGGCGAGGTCCTTGCGCTTTATCCGCTGATGCCGAACAAAATGACAGTCGATCGGGATTCTAACGGTCGACTTTTCTATTTATACCAGCGAAGTAACGAGGACACTCCCTCCCTCGGCAAAGACAGTCAAGTCTACTTGGCTCCTTCCGATGTTCTGCATATTCCTGGTCTGGGCTTTGATGGACTCGTCGGTTACTCTCCCATTGCTATGGCGAAGAATGCCGTGGGGCTGGCCATTGCCACAGAGGAATATGGTGCGAAATTCTTCGCTAACGGAGCGGCTCCGGGCGGAGTGTTGGAACATCCCGGCACCATCAAGGACCCACAGAAGATTAAGGAGTCCTGGAACGCAGCCTATCAAGGCAGCGGAAATTCACACCGGGTGGCTGTTCTTGAAGAAGGCATGAAGTATCAGCCTATAGGTATTTCACCGGAGCAGGCTCAGTTCCTGGAAACGAGAAAATTCCAGATTAATGAGATCGCTCGTATTTTCAGGGTGCCACCTCATATGCTGGCTGACCTTGAGAAATCGTCCTTCTCCAACATCGAACAGCAATCCCTTGAGTTCGTTAAATACACCCTAGACCCTTGGGTAGTGCGCTGGGAACAGTCCATGTGCCGTGCCCTGCTCATGGAAAGCGAAAAGCCGAAGCTGTTCATTAAGTTCAATGTGGATGGCCTGCTACGCGGCGATTATGTGAGCCGCATGAGCGGTTACGCCACAGCACGTCAGAACGGCTGGATGAGCGCCAACGACATCCGGGAGCTTGAGAATCTGGACCGCATCCCGGCAGAGCTGGGTGGCGACCTCTACCTCATCAACGGCGCAATGACCAAACTGCAGGACGCAGGTGCGTTCGCAAATATGAAAGAAACGGAGGAAACCGAATGAAGAAATTCTGGAACTGGGCACGGGATGATAATTCCGGTGTCCGAACACTCTACCTTGACGGCGTGATTGCCGAAGAGTCATGGTTCGATGATGATGTCACCCCTAAAGCATTTAAAGCAGAGCTTACTGCCGATGAGGGTGACCTTGTTATTTGGCTCAACTCACCCGGCGGCGACTGCATTGCGGCAAGTCAGATCTACACCATGCTCATGGATTACAAAGGCAAAGTCACCGTCAAGATTGATGGTATCGCCGCTTCTGCTGCATCCGTAATCGCTATGGCCGGAACAACCGTGCTAATGGCACCGACTGCCCTCATGATGGTGCATAATCCGCTGACTGTTGCCATTGGCGACAGCGAGGAAATGCAAAAAGCCATCGCCATGCTCTCGGAGGTTAAGGAAAGTATCATCAACGCCTACGAGATCAAAACAGGACAGTCACGGGCAAAGCTATCCCACCTGATGGACGCTGAAACCTGGCTCAATGCGAAGAAGGCCATCGAGCTTGGTTTTGCAGACGGCATTCTGGATGACGAAAAGAAACGACTACAGACTGAGGATTTTACCTATGCCTTCAGCCGCAGAGCCGTTACCAACTCTCTGCTGGATAAGGTCAAGCCGAAACTGCCCAAACAACAAACAGGCACACCGATTGAGTCGCTGGAGAAGCGGCTCTCTTTAATTCAACACTAATTTTGAGGAGGAAAATACTATGAACAAAATTCTTGAACTGCGCGAGAAGCGCGCAAAGGCATGGGAAACAGCTAAGGCTTTTCTCGATACCAAACGTGGTGCGGACGGCATCGTTTCAGCTGAGGATACCTCCATTTACGACAAGATGGAGGCTGATGTTGTCGCACTCGGTCATGAAATCGACCGTCTGGAAAAGCAGGAAGCCCTCGACCGCGAGCTTTCAAAGCCACTAAATACGCCTCTTACCGGTAGACCTAATATACCAGGCATGGAGACAAGAAGCGGCAGAGCATCTGACGAGTACAGAAAAGCGTTCTGGAACGCGATGCGTACCCGCGCTGGCGAAGGACTTGATCCCGTCATTAAGAATGCACTCCAGATCGGAACCGACACTGAAGGCGGATACCTTGTGCCCGATGAATTTGAGCGTACCCTTGTGGATACCCTCGAGGACGAGAACATTTTCAGAAGGCTGGCCAATGTCATCACCACCTCTTCTGGCGATCGAAAAATCCCTGTGGTTGCTTCAAAGGGAACCGCATCATGGATCGACGAGGAAGGTGCAATCCCGGAAAGCGATGACAGCTTTGGTCAGGTTTCCATCGGGGCCTATAAGCTTGGGACCATGATCAAAGTTTCTGAGGAGCTGCTTAACGACAGCGTATTCAACCTCGAAACCTACATTGCTAAAGAGTTCGCCAGACGTATCGGGAACAAGGAAGAAGATACATTCTTCACTGGCGATGGCTCCGGGAAACCTACGGGCATTCTTGCAGCTACCGGTGGTGCACAGCTTGGCGTGACCACTGCGAGCGCTACTGCAATTACCATCGATGAGATTCTTGACCTGTTCTACTCCCTTAAGGCACCTTACAGAAACAAAGCAGTATTCGTCATGAACGATGCCACGGTTAAGGCGATCCGCAAGCTGAAGGACGGTCAGGGTCAATACCTCTGGCAGCCTTCACTGCAGGCCGGTACACCGGACACCATTCTGAACAGACCGCTGTACACTTCAGCCTATGTTCCTGCAATTGCTGCTTCTGCAAAGACGATCGCGTTCGGAGATTTCGGTTACTACTGGGTTGCCGATCGTCAGGGCCGCGTTTTCAAAAGACTCAATGAGCTCTATGCAGCTACCGGTCAGGTAGGCTTTGTTGCAACTCAGCGTGTTGATGGAAAACTGATTCTGCCGGAGGCTATCAAGGTTCTCCAGCAGAAGGCTTAACGGGGGTGCAGTATGAGCTATAATGCAAAGAACTACACTGAACAAGGCGGTGAAAAAACCGTCATAGGCGGCACGCTTGAAATCAAGGAGGGAGCCTCGGTAACGGGGCTTCCTTCTCAGTTTACACCGGCTGAAACTCAGTCTGACTCAACCGCTACAACCATTGCTGGACTTGTTGTTGATTTCAATGCGCTGCTGGCAAAGCTAAAAGCTGCTGGGCTTATGGCGGCTGATAGTTAAGAACGATGAAAGGATGGTGACGGTATGACACTGCTTGAAAAAGTTAAGGCAAACCTCATTCTTGAGCACTCGGCAGATGATGAACTTTTGCAGATGTACATCACCGCTGCCGTCAGGTACGCCGAGAGCTATCAGCATCTACCCGAAAACACCTATTCAGCCAGCTTAATGCCACCCACCACCGAACAAGCCGTTATCATGCTGTCGTCCCACTTCTATGAATCAAGGGACGGCAGCACGGGCGGCTTTTTTGCAGACAATGTCCAGGCTGGACAGCAAGTGTGGAATAC